AAATTCGATTGAACGTCAGTCACGCTCTGGTCAACGCTTTGCTTGAGTCGGCGAGGAAGCTCAACGCCGCGCCGAGATAATTCATTTGCAACGTCAACAGCTTGGTCCCACGAGCCTACATCTTCCAGCCGTAAAGGATTTTTCAAGTCCAGGAAAACGGCATGCGTGTTCGACATTGCGCCTCCGGTGTCCAGCGCCCCTCTGGCTCTGGCGCGCTCCGGCCCAAGCACTCGATTGGCTGCTTGGTCCGGCGTTCCAAAGTGCGCCTTGAATCCTTCCGTGCGCATTTCGCTCATTGGGAAATCTTCAACGGTCGAGTGAAACACCGGCTTCAAGGTGCCGTCCTCGAAACGGACGGCGGAGTCTTTGAATTGTTTTTCTCGCTCCGGGGTGACCAGTTGCTTCGGCTGAAAAGCTGCCTCGCCCGGCGGGGCCTTAGTGACCTTCGTCTTGGTGAACTTTGCAACAGCGTTGTCAGTCCGCGCCAAGTATCCTTCATAACCCGCGTCTTGGATTCGCTTTTCGTAAACCGTCGTAGCGGCACCCTGGTCAAAAGGCGCGTAACCCATTTTTACCAACTCGTCCGAGGAAGGATATAGGCCCTTCGGGTCTGCTTCAATATCATAGAGATTGCCGCGCTTCATTTCGGCCCGGTATCGCACGTCCCCGAGCCGGTCCTCTTTCGAATAACCCTTGATTCCGAAATAAGTTCGGTCCGGATATATGTCGGGGAAATCCCGCTTTCTCGCGGCCTCTTCTCCTGAAATTCCGGTGCCGTGCAGCGCCGGGTCCAGTTCTTTCAAGTTTCCCTTGTCGGACCAGTGCGTCAACGTCAGCTTCTCTTTGTCCTCTTTCGGCTTTGCCTGGAATTGCGCTTCTGGAGTCTGTGGCCCTATGTCCGGGGTCTCGTAAAGATTATAATTAACGCGCTTTCCGGTTTTAAAAGCTAAATCCTCTAACGCCTGCCGTTGAACTTTCGGAAGGTCGGCAAATTTTTTCGCGGCCCCTTCCATGTAAAGGGTATCTTGGCCTTGGACCCCTCTTAGATGCCCACGACTCGCGGCGCGAGCGTAGACTTCAGGCAACTCTTCCTGATAAGCTACTGCTTTTTTGCTGGGCGTCCATCCTTCGCCGAGTAGACCATTATCTGCTGCGGCAGCCCAATGTCCTGTTGATACTTCCGTATTGATTAACTTGCCTTCCTTGGACAACCAGAAAGACGGAGACACCCGCGACTCTTTTTCTTTTTTCTTAGCTTGAAAAGCACCTTCCGCAGGAGTCGGCGGGCGCAATTCCGGAAGCTTGAAACCTTTCTTCTCCAGTGAAGGCCCATATGTGGTTGACCGCGCAACCGGCCCACCAGCAGCGCTCATGTCGTCAATAGGGGTAATTTGCGGAGCGATGCCCATGCCTATCGAAGAGAAATCTTGATAGCCGTCGTGTGTGGCCCGGTATTTTTTTCCGTCCGGCCCCTCGATTTCAATCGGGGTGCGCTCCATCGGTTTGAAACCGGCAGTAATAGAAAGCGTGTTGCCCCGGAACTGCGGAAGCTCCGGCGCGGGGGTCACCTTCTTAATGTTGGCAACGTTCAACTGCTGCAAAACATTTTTCGGCTCCGGCAAACCCGGCGATGCTTTTTTCATCGCGTCTCGAAGCGGATTCACTTCTGCGATAGGCAAACCGGCAACGCCTATTTTCTCCGCTCCCGGCCCGGCGAACTGACGACCAGTCGGAGTGACTCTCCCCGGCGCGGTCGCCTCAGAAATTTCCTGCGCCTGCAAATTACGAGGCAGCTTCGTTCCCCTGGCAATATCCGTCCGAGGAACAGCGGAGAGTTGCCCCTTGCTGCTGAAAAGGTGGTTGATTAGGTCCGCCTCCTCCTGGGGTAGCGCGACGGGCTTCGCACCAGTCTTCTCTGGCGGAAACACGCCCGCGCGCGCCTGGGTGCCAGAGGGGACGACAAGCTCCTGGCCCGCGCCAGTAAAGCCGCCCATTTGATTCTGCACAAAGGTATTGACTGCCTTCTGGAAACGGTCCCATTCCGGCGGCGTAAGAGACCGCAGACCGGCGTCCGTTTTGAACGGCACAAGCCCCTGGATTTCGGGATGGTCCGAAACGTAGCGAAAAAAGTCATGCGCGTTCTGCTCGAAAATTCCGGGGTCCCAGCCGAGGATAGTATGTCCGCCGTCCTTCGTCGGCACTACCCGATAGGGGAAAAACTCTTTGCCGGTCTGACTCGTGGTGTCAATCTTTACGCCGCCGTTGTTCGCGATTGCGTCCGAAGTCGTCGCCAGGGCGTCTTTGACCGGCGGAGTGGTCGCAGTGTTGGCCATCTGCTGCGCTTCCTGAGCGGCCTGCTGCCTCTGCGCCTCAGTGGCGGGTATGGCGTGCGACGGGAGCGGAGCTACGGGCGGAGTTCCAGCCGGGGTAATGTCTGAAGCAGTGACGGGCGCATTTTCCCGCAAGCCTTTCGCTGCTTTCGCCTGCCCCTGCACCACTTTGTATTTCAGCGGCAGTTGCCCGTAGTCGGTCGTCCGTCCTGCGAGAGGCTCACCACCGAAAAACGAAATCATGTTCGCCACGCCGCGCCACATTTTCCCGCCGAGCGTGTTCGGGCTCTGGCCAGCCTTCATCCAGGCGTCGCCGTTCTCCGCGCGAATTTCGTCGCCGATATAGTTATCAACTACGCCCTGTTTTTCTTCCGGGGTGAGAACAGTTTCCCAAAGCGATTTTCCCTGCGCGTCTGCTGCCGATTGCGCGTCCGTAATTGCCTTCGCCTGCGCTGCGGGGTCCTCGATTCCAGCAATCAATTTTTCTCTCGCTGCTGCGTCGCCCTTGCCGGACTGCGTAATCACGTAGGAGCCGGGGTCCGTGGTTAAAGTTCCATTGCCCGAGAGCCGCTTTGCGTATGACTCCAGGTATCCGTTCCACTCTTCCGGAGTGTAGGATTTTTTCGCTGCGTCGTTGAGCGCCTGGACCGCATTCGCGCCAAGCACGTCATCCATTGCATGCATTGCCTCATGAGGGGCGGCGTCCAGGTTACGGAAAAGGACAACCTTCCGGGTCACTCCGTTATTGTCCTTCAAATTGAGCGCGTTGAATCCCTGCTGCTGAGAATAAAATTGCGCGTCGTCAGGAGACAGACCGGCTTTCTCCAACGCCGCCGGTAACTGGTCGGGCTGGCCTTCGGCGGGCCTGGGAACATAAAAAGCTTCTGTGTCGGAGCCGATGCCTTTTCCGAATCCCCGGACCGCGTTGATTCGGGTCTGCGTTCCCTTGTTCGCCGAGTTGTAGGCCGAGTTGTGTATCGCGCCGAGGGTGTTCGCAAAATTCCGAGTGTTGGGAACAAAAGTGCTTTCCCCGTAAGCCCTGGGAGCAATGATTTGCCCGCTGACTATCCTGGAGCCCATCCCCTTTGCAGCGCCAGCAGCGCCGAAGGCAGTCCCGAAAGGAATGAATCCGTCGCGGTCCGATGGTTTGTCTGTGGTGACTGCCAATAGACCGGCGTCAAACGCAGCGCCGGTGCCGAGGCTGGCCACTGCTGCGGGAGTCGATTCCAAAATGTCGCGAGCGGCCTGCACTCCTCGTCCGGTGACTTCCTCCGCCGGGCCTGCAATCTGTTTTCCGAATTCCGCAATCCTGCCGCCGTATTTCTCCCCGAGCCGAGGGATTTGCTCCAAAGCTTTTTCACCGAGCCCGCCTAAAATTGCCCCGGCGACTCCGCCGTGATGCGCGCCGGTCGCTGCGCCGATAAGAGGAGCAACGGTCTTGAAGGTCGGCGAGGACGTGACTTTTTCAATTCCTGCTCCGGTCTTCTCAGCAGCTACGCCGGTGCCCTGCATCGTCCTGCCGAATGCCACTCTTGCGGCTGCGCCAACGTCCAGCGGTTTCGCTGCCGGTAGCGCGGCAATATCTTGCGCTGCCGCCGGGATGACAGATTCCCCAGCCACTTTGCCTAAAACTTTTGCTCCCGCTCTTGCGGCTGCGCCTGCGGTCTCAAATGCAAGACCCATGCCCTTCCAAACGAACGGCGAACCAGCAGCAGCCTCCGAAACTTTCTCCGGACGAATTGGTTTGCCCGCTTCCGCCAATGCGGCAACGGTGTCCTTCAGTCCAGGAATATCTCCACTAGCAGCGCGCGCCATCGTGCCACGATTTGCAATCTCGTTGACAAGCGCATGGTCCATGTCGGCAGACGTGTAATCCTTGGGGCTCGGTGCCGCGCCAATCCACTGAGCCGCTTTCTTGCCTGCCTTGACTGCCATTTCCCCGAGGCCGAGGAGCCCCGTCGCCGTGCCTGCGGCTCCTTCGGTTTGCTCCCGCAGCCGGTTATAAAAAGTGTCTCGCTCTTCCGGCGTGAGTTCCTGGTGAAACAAAGCCTTGACCGCGACGGGCGAATCCTTTAGCGCCTTCACCGTGTTCGCCGCCCACCCAAACATTCCCTTGCCGGTTTCAACAGCGGCTTTTTTGACTCCCTCGACAGAGAGCCCGGTGAACATACCTTGCTGCTGAAGCTTATTGAGCGCGAGCTTGGTCTTGTCCCAAACTTCTTGCGATGATTTTGTCTCCGGGTCGGACTGCTGATAAAGCGCTACGGGGTCGAATTGGGGATTTGCCTTTGCGGAGGCAACCAGTTCATCAACCGTCATGTCTTTAAGAGAATTCCCCGCCGCCGGAGGAGGGGGCGCGGTCTGGCTAGTTGCTTCGCTCGCCTGTTCCGGAGTGATGACCCCAGCCGGAGGCGGAGGCGTCGAAATGGCTGCCTGCGTCTGTTCGGGCGTGAGCGTTCCCGCCGGAGGAGGCGGAGTAGCAGCCGGAGGCGGAGCAGTCATTTGCTCAAACTCGCCAACCTGGGGGAGACCTGGAGACAGGGCAGTTGTCGGCGATGGCGTCGTTGCCTGGACAGCAACGGGTGCATTCGCCGTTCCACTTGCAAAGGGAACTGGTAACACGTCGGGCATAATTTTATTGCGGCCAATGACGACCGTCAGGAGCAACCCAAGAAGGGACTCCGCCAACCATTCCCGGCTTTAATCCAGGAACAGAAGCGGACCACGCCGGGAGAGCAGCAGCAGCAGCGGGTGCAGAACCAGCGGCAGCAGCGGGTGCGGCAGCCGAAGGTGCAGCGGCAGAACCTTCGACAGGATACCGAGCAACCAAACTCCGCTCATGCGATAAAAGTTGCGTCTGTGGAACGTCCCGCAAAACTTCGGCGGCGTTGCCTTCAATGGCGGAAATATTGTCCTGGCCGATTGCAATTAGCCGCGCGCGCACTTCGGGAGGAAACGCGTGTTCCTTGGTGAGCGTGGCTTTAATATTGTAGAGACGCTCCATCAGAGGAACCGCGTCCTCAATGTTCGTCACTTTATATTCGCCAGCGGCAGCCCTAGCGCCTCCGCCCCCACTCTTGAGAGACAGTTGCATGACCGTGTTCGCGAGGGTCGTGTCGTTCTGCGGCGTCGGGCCGGGCAGCTTGTAGCGCTCCACAGTGTTATGAAACTGCCGGATGATGCCCATGCTGGATTTCCAGTCCGTCACTGGCGTATCTTTGCGCGCGGTCTCCGCAACTTGCTGCGGTTCGGTCCCCGGCTCCGGCGCGATTTGTTCGCCTGGGGCAGTCGTCCCGGCTACGCTTGGATACGTCGGAGCCCCCGCCGTAGGCATTACCACCGAAGGAGCCGGAGTAAAAGGCGCGTTAGGAGATGGAGCGGCAGGTTGAACTAATCCGCTCGAAGCTTGCCCGCTAGTCTGAGATTTTGCAGCGGGCTTCATCAACACGCTTAGAGCCTGCTGTCGGAGTCCGTGGTAATATTCAAACGCATCCGAGCCGGGAGAAATATCTTCGCGCAAAGCGTTCCTGGTGACCGCGCGCTTAATCCCTTTGTCGTCGGTTTGAATTTGCGGAGGGCCGACAGGAGTCAGACCTTGAGCCGCGATTTGCTGAAGCGTCCCCGCCCTGGTGTAAACCCGGCCCGCGTCCGCCACGGCGGCGAAGTCCACTTCCTTTGTCGGGTTGCCTTCCTTGTCGGTTTTATAAATCGGCGGGTTGTATTGGAGATACTGGTCAATCGCCTGCTTGTTCAACAGGTCCGCCTGCTCTTTACTCAGCTTCGCTTGTGCGAATTGGGACTCTGACGGTAACAACTGAGACTGAGCGTGTGCTTGCTGCGCTTGCAGTTGCGCCTGCGCGGTCACTGCGGAGCGCTGAGCCTGCCGAGCAGCAATCGCGTCGGGAGAAACATACTCTCCCATTTCCTGCATGAGCGCTTTTCGTTTGGACTTCGCGGCGTTGTCCACGCGGTCCAAAATGTCGTTCATTGTGATGGACCCGTTGCGAAACGAGTTCACCAAATTCTCTACTGCCGCCGGGCCGACAACATTCGGGTCCGCACTCGTCGCCAAAGGCTGAGCGGCCATCCCCGCGTTTACGTTTATTTGAGCATCACCAGCACCACCGATAGGCATAAATTAAATTCCTCCTTGCATCAACATTGTTGACGGTCTTCCAGCGCCGCCGTAGCTCGCACCGTAGCTCGCAGCCGGGGAAACCCATCCCGAAGTAGTATTCGGATTCCACATTGCGCCGGTATTCTGCTGACCCACCGAGCTTTGAATCTGCGGAGGATACGCGGGCGAAAGCGCGGCAGCTTGGGCAGTGCGGTTTGCCTGAGCGGCAGATTGATTTAGCACGCGCTGATATGCTGTTGAAGTAGCCCAGTCCGGATTGATTGCTGAGCCAAAAGCGCCTCCCGTTGGATTCGCAACCGGAGTTTGTCCCAGTTTCATAGCGTTCCAATTCGCCGCGCCGGTCTGCATGATAGATTGCTCCATCAGGTTACGCCGGGCGTATTCCTGCGACGCGTATGCCTGAGCCATGATGGTTGCCGGGTCCGCCATTCCTCCGCCCACTTGGCCGGAGCGGTCGCCAGTGCTCAAAAGGCTCTGATAGTTTGGCCCCAAAATGTTCGCCAGCAAATTATTGATGGTCGATTGATTTGTGCCGGGCGTCATCGCCGCCATCGGAGTTGCTCCCGCTTGCAGCGGTCCGTGAACAGTAGCACCGGCGGGATAAGAGCCGAAAACTGTTCCGCCTGGAGCCCCGCCTCCGCCAATAGGGGTGTTGCTGGCGGGCATGACTGCCGCCGGTGCAACCGCGTTACCCAAAACGCCGCTCATGATGCCCGCGCCCGGCGAGCCCATGTCGATTGTGTCGCCCTTGAACGTGCCAGTCGCAGAAGTGCCCTTGGCAGTTCCCGGAATTGCCGCGCCGGTCTGCTCGTCGAACTGGCCGACATAATTTGGGTCTTGCGGGTTCAGTCGCGGGTCGTTCGCTGCATACGCGCCCATGTGCGTGCTCGCATTAATCGAGGGGGCCAGAGATTGCGAAGTCCAGGCTCGTGTAAGGTTGATTGCCATTACTGAAAACCCCCGCCTGGATTGTAGCCGGTGATGGCCGGATTGTATGCATCAGAAGCGGGTGTATTCCACCCGGTGTTGCTGCCGCCGAGACTAATCGGAGGAATTGCCCTGCCGATTGCGCTCGAAGCGCCGCCTACTGCGTTGCCCCAAATTGCGCCCTGCGCCATTCCACCCCGAGCAGCCGCGTCAGCAGAAGACTGTGCGAGTTGATTCGTTGCGCCCACGCGCGCGAGCATGACGTTTGTGATTGCCTGCCCGCCGAGCCCCGCATCGGGGAGCATGCTGGCAGAAGTGCCTAAAACTTTTGCGCTGCCGCCCAAGTTATTTAGCTGCGTTGCCGAGAGTGAAGGGAAAAGTCCTTGCAGAATATTCTGCCGGGAATTTTCCAAGTTCTGCGCGGACGAGAGAAGGTCTGCCGCCTGCTTTTGGCGTTGCTGCTGAAGCTGAATCCCGGCAGTGCCGAGAATAGTGCGAAGCTGTTGTCCGCCGATTCCCCTGCCCGAGGCAGCGCCGGTCACCATGCCGCTCGATTCGAGACCGGCCTGAACCATCTGCGCCTCTACGTCCGGCGGCAAAGTTGCGCCAGCCTTCAGTTGCGCCAGGGCTTCATCAACGAGTTTGTTTTTCGCGTCCTGCATCCCTGGGGTGCCTGCAAGAGCTTCTTTAGTCGCTTGGTCCGCGACTTGACCAGACTGCACGCCAATCTGCGCGCCCTGGTTCAGGAGTTGTCCTTCCGATTGGTATCGAGCGGCGAGGAGAGCGGGGTCTGTGGTCCCCTGAAGCTGCAACCGCGCCATCGAGTTCTGAATGTCGGCAAGAGTTGCCTGCGCCTGGACGGAGTTAGGGTCCAGATTTTTAAAAACGAAATCACGTTGGCGCTGAAGAGCGTCAATCTGCATCTGCGTCGCCTGCTTAACGGCGTCCGCTTGAATGGCTGCACCGGCTACTGTCCCGGCTGCCGTAAATAGTCCACCTAGTCCAAAGTTCGGTTCGTCTCCTTCCCTGCAAAATTGTTTTTAACCGTCAAATGGGTGCGGGAGTGGGATTTGAACCCACGACCTTTAGCTGAACAAGCTAACGAGCTACCGGACTGCTCTACCCCGCGATAAAATTTAAGTGGCATCAACGTCAGAGAATAGTCTCTAATTTCCTACGTCTTGACAAGTGTCCACAGTGCGATTTCGCCGGGGAAAACAAACGTCCCGGCAGCATAAAGTTTGTCTTGCTGAAATACTTCAAAAGCTGCCCTGGGTGTAATTCCGAGACCGACAGTTAAGTTTGTCTCGGGCGTGGCCCCTGGGTCCTTCGTGGCCTGGGAGAGAACGCGGCCACGGAAGTCTACGTTGCCGGAGCCAAAGAGCGCCCAACCTGGATTACTGTTGAGTGCATCGGTGAGGACTTCGAATGCCACTTGTTTAATGTCGCCCGGCACACCGGAAACAGTTCTCCATAAAGCACGCTCCCACCAAATGAGGCAGTTGATGGTTGTGTCGAAAAATTGCTGGTAGTCCACCGGCGAAGTCGGTCGCGCAGAAGTTGGTCCGGACGGGGGCTCGCTGTTGAACGCTACCCAGTTCGTCCCGTCGAAAAGATACCAACCCACCGCAGAGCCAAAATCATTCGGCGCAATGTCGGTCGCGTCCTTGGTGGTCCGCAGCCATACCGGCGGCGTGCTGGTGCCCGGCGTGCTGGTGCCGATGAAAAATGGAATGGTGAACGAGGCCGAAATATCGAGCGGCACATACCGCTTGATTGAGTCGTCCCACACCCACCACTGGGTGCCGTTTTTCAGCCAGGGGCCAACGTTCGAAGTCGGCTCGGTGTCGCCGATGAAAATAAAGTTGGTGCCGTTGGGCGAAAGGATTTTCATCCGCTTCACCATCTCAGCGAGGAAGTCGTTTGGCTTGCCGCGAAAAGTTGCGGGCAGTGGCGCGGCCTGAATGAACAGGCTAGTAGGTATTAGGCTCATACGTTTGTAAATGTTGCGTCGAGTGAAGTGGTAGTAATGATAGCCGAAGTTGCTCCACAGACTCCGCCCGTGATGACGCCAACGTCTACAATTACCGTGTAAGGCACTCCGCCATTAGTCGGCAGAGTAAAAGGAATATCGTAAGTCCCGGCTGCATGCGCCGAGGCATCCCAAAAGAACGCGAACGCGGGACCACCGGGTCCGGGATTGAAAACGTTCACTCCTCCGCAAATCGCCGTAAGGTCTCCGGACTTGGTCAGCACTACGTGAAGATTTGCGTTGCACGCGCCGGTTCCGGGGACGGACACAGAAGACTGCCGCTCCATCTGTGCATCGCTCGTGAAAGGATTCGGACAGTCGGCGCGCACCGCTTGCTGATTGTTTGAAACCTGAGAAAATGCGGATGTTCCGCCGCCGGAAGTTCCGCTCGCCACGGTGAACCACCCCGGCGTCAACGAATTCCAGTTCGGACAGTTGACGGGGATGCTCATATCAAAGCTAATTATTCCCGAGTCGCAAGAAGTCCAGCAATTATTGTCCTTATCGCAAATCTTAACGATGAAGGTGTAAGTTCCGGGAGTGGTCGGTGTTCCGGAAAGAATCGCGGTGCTGGCGTCGAAAGTAAGCCCCGGAATTCCGAGCGGATGCGGAGCCAAATATTGAATCTGCCAGAAATAGGGTTCCGTGCCTCCCGTAGCGGTGAACTGAAACGAATACGGAGTGCTGATGACCGGAGTGGGCGGGGGATTCGTGCTGTTGATGCCCTCAACGAAAAGTCTGTAACTCAGTTCTTGAAACTGGTCGGTCGCGTCCGTGATTTCCACCACGAAATTGAAAGTGCCGTATTCGGTCGGGGTGCCAGAAATGGAAGCGCTCAGCGGCGTGTCCTGCGTGAAAGTTATGCCGGTAGGAAGCGCACCCACGAGAGAGAAGGTGCAAGGGGCCGCGAAAGTTAGCGGAGCATCGAACGTGTGCCCATCCGCAACATCTTTGCACATGTTGAACTCGAACGGCGGACCCGGAGGGCCAGCAGCTATGCACTTGCACTGCGTGGCGTCCCAGGCAAAGCCAGTGTCGCACGGCAGGTCCGGGTAGGTGCAGGGCACGCACTCGCACATAAGTTCATTGAAGCCGAAACCGTCTTCGCAAAGCGTGAGCGGCACGCAATTACAAGCCGGAGGGCTCAAAGGAGTTTCTCCATCCAGGGTAATCGCCGAGACAGCGTAGCAGCCGTCGTGACAAGTCTGGAACATGAGCCCCGTATCCGATACTAACTCCAGCGTATAGGTTCCGTCAATCGTGTCACTCCGATAGAGATTGATTTGCGTCCCAGTCGGGAACTGGTCAATGGTCCAGTATGAGTAGTTCGCGCCGTCCGCGTGAAACGCGTCACTCAGCGGAGTCGTCGAACCGTCCGCGAGCACCGCGTCAAATTTGTAATAGCCAAGCTTGCATAGCGCGATGGTGCCGGGCGGCACGCACTCGCTGATTATGGCGAACTGGTCGCCCACGGTCGGCTGAAAATAAATCGTGTAGCAGAGCGCGCCGGGGTAAGTGTTCCAGGTCAGCCATGAGTGCCCCACGCCGCGCCTAATCAGGCCGGTCGGGGAGTTGTTCCCGCCGATGGGCTCAAGGATAATGACCGCGTGGCCGGAGCCGGAGAAAATGGTTTCGCAGACCGGCGGGCAGACATACTCAATCCGAGGCGTCCGCAAAAACAAAGTGTCCAAAACAGTATTCATTTGGCGATTGTCTTAGGTGTCGATTCCTGCTGAAATTGTGGGCGGAACGACGCCCGCAAGCTCTGCCTCCGCCTGTTTTGTGGCGATTATTTTGGCGACTCGGTCGGCTGCTCCCTGGTTGACGATGCTCTCAGCAAAGCCAGTTCCGACAGCGCTGAATCCGTCCTGAATTACAAGCTCCGTTTGGTTCGAAGTGAAGTGCTGCTCCTGCACGTCCGCGAGAGCAGCGGTGACTTCCGCTCGGTCGGTTCCCTTCACTGCTGCGCCATCGTAGCGGACCGCGTTTAGCCCGGTCTCGTCCTCGCACGCAGTGGACGCGCCGGATTTGTCTTCCGGAGTAGTCAGGGCGAACGAGCGGACATATTTAACCGTGGCCGGACCATGCCCTACAATGAGATATTGAAAACAGTCGTCAATATTGTCAATGTCGGCGCGCTCGATTCCGCACGCGCTCAAAGAATCGTTGTCGGTTTTCTGGTTCGCGTCCTCCGTGCGGACGGTTCGAGACTGCGGCTTGAATGCAAAAATTGTGGTGTTGCTATCCATTTCCAGGTCCCAGGATAGGCTGCCCTTTTCAACTGAGATTCGCCGGGACATGACTTGCTGGAACGCGCCCCTCGTGCCGCCAGCGTAGAAAACTCCTAAGTCCACGTCCTCCGCGATGCCAACCAGCGCAACGTCTACCCACTGCAAGCGGCAGGTAGAGCCCGGCAGCTTGGCCTGAACGGGGGCCGTTTGTCCGAAGTGCGCGCGCGTGGTGAACGCCCAGGTAATCGGGCAACCGTTATCGAGCCGGTCCGGCCTGAAAGATTCCCATAGCCGATTATGCCCGTCCGTATCGGCGGAGACGTGAAAGGCCCTTTCAGCGTCCATGATTTCTCCGCACACCCATTCAACCGGGCGCGTCCCTGTCCAGTGACCGGCCCACGACGGGCCGGAAGCATCGGTCAGCGTCGCCAGGGAGGCGTTATTTAAAACCCAGGTGTGTTTGTTGAAAGTGTCTTCCGCCGGAACCGACATTACGAAAAATTGCCCGAAAGTGCCCGCCGCCACGAGGCTAAGGTCGTCGCTCAGCGTGACCTTGGAAAACATCATTTCGTTATCGCGGACTGGCAACCGAGAGGTGAGTTTTCCGGACGTGGCCGGGTCGAACACTGCGACGCCCGAAGGAGAAAACCAGATGACCTGCCCGTAGTGGGATTTTATCGAGCGGTTCGAGAGGCAGCCCACCTGCAAAATTTCTTCTTGAAAATTCGTGGTCGTCGGCCACTGCGAGCGGTCCTGAATGTTGGCCTGGAGGATGGAAGCATTGGCTTCAGTGAAGACCAACAACTGCGGCGATTCCACGCTGGGAGTTTTCACCATCCCGGTAACTTCGCTCGCGAAGTAGAAAGCAGATTGCCCGCCGAGATAGATTTGCTCTCGGAAGCTAAACGGGTTTGCAATGTCGCTGGCCTGAACCGAATTATTCACGGAGACCCAAAGACGATTTCCCACCCAAACCATCGGCCCACCGGCGGGAGTGTCGAAAGCGTGGTCTCGAATGTGGCCGGAGTTCGAACCGTCATACCAAGCGGGTGCAGTGAAGCCGCCGTCCTGCATAATGAGCACGGACTTGGGAGGAATTACTTTGATGCCCGATGAAAAGTCCTCGTTTAAACGCTCTGCCGCCTGAGTGGTGAGCGCCCAAAAAATCTGCTTCGCGGTCGGAGAAAAAAGAACGTTCGTGAGCAGGTGAAACTGATTGAAGGGCCACAGGGCGACGTAGACTTGTCCGTCCACGGCGACGACCATCTGCTCCAGGCCCTCCTGCGGTTTGAAAACAGCGGCCCCCTGAAGGTTGCCGTCCGGGAGTTGGACGATGCAACGATGCCCAGGGCGGCAGGAGAGTTGCCCGCCAAGGTTAATCATGTTCAGCGCCGTCCAGCACGCGCCGAGGCGGCATTGCGACGGGTCATTAGACGAGTCCACGCCCAGGAAGAACGTGCCGTCATAGTCGAGGATTCGTGAGCCTGCTTCACCCATTCCAGGTATCCCCCTTACTTCGATTTTCAAACACCGTTTTGGGCTGCGCGTTCGAAAAATGAAAACACACTCGCTGCTGGTCTGGGTCGGTCAGGTCAAATCTGGCGCACGGTTTAATGTGGTCAATTTCCCAATACGAACCGTAATTTTCGCGCGTCATTCCCGGTTGAAATTGTTTCTCCAGGTGCGCCCAGTATTCCTCAACGCTGCACCCTATCAGGGACAGGGTATCGGCGGTCTTATTGGCCCCAGCCTCATTCAGTGCCCACCAAATACGGCATCGAATGTTTTTTTCGATTTGATATGATGGCGAGCTTTCCAACTTTCGGTAATGGTGAGCGAGTTTGTTTGCGTTGGCTCGCTCCCGGTTTTCTGTTTGCCACTCATTAGCCCGTTCAAGTGCCTCTTCACGGTGCGCCTCCACATAGCCCGCCCATTGAGGCGACCCACGAAATTTATTCTGTGCGGCCTTCGCCCGAGCCCCGCCCTCCGGAGTAGCTCGCACCGCCCGTGCATGAGTTCGCGCCTTAAATTTTTCAAAGGCTTTTGGGTCCTCTTTTATGGTTAAGAGACTCTGCGCAAAAAACAAAGTGATGATTTCACTATTCGTCATACTTTATTATATCACACATTCGTTTGATTCGAGGCACCTTTAATGTCAACGAATATCGTAGTCGAATTTGTCACGCGGGTTGCTCATGTCGATGACCTGCACCGGCATGAATAACGGCGGCTCACTCATTTGCTGCGCTTCAATTTCCAGCCGGGCAGCGTCCGCCTCGTAGGCGTGCGCGTCGGCAATCTGAAGGTCTGCGTAATGTTTCCGAGCCTGCATAGCGAGCAAGAAAGCGACGCGGCTTTTCAAGGCGATATGGTCGAAGCGACTGAAGAAAACTGGATTGGTCTTACGGTAGGCAATGCGCGCCCAGTTGCAAGAGCGATTGAGTTGAATCCGCCGATACTGCGGGTTCTGTTCGTCCGGCTCGTAAATTCCCAGGAGGGTGCCGGTGGTGCCGCTGTCGTCCGTGGTGCTGAGCCGGACATTGCCCACAGTCCTATCTTTGAAAATTCCTGTGATGCGCGCAATTTCGGGAGCGCCCACGTCCGGGACTGCGACGCCGTAAATCGTTGGGACCCGATAGCCGTTTAACACCTGTCCGCCTTCCGTGTGGCGCAGGACATTGCCGTTCTTGTCGAATCCGTAAACTATGAAAGTCTTTCCGTTGTCTTCCGGCGTCTGGAGATACGCGACGAGTTGCGCCGGGTGCACAAGGTCCCGAAAAGTAAAATGGTAGCCGCCCTGGTCCATCCACTTCCATTCGCAGATTGTCCGGCAGCTTCCAGGACCGTTCAAATGGAACTCGAAAAGCTGAGCCATGCCAAGCACGGGCTGCCCGCCGATGTTCACGCCGATAACCATTTCCACTTCGCGCGGCATGGTGATGCAGCGCCGCCCGCAGCCGGAGGGATTGTTGCAAATGCTGCCGATTTTATCGCACCCGCTGCAACCGGCGGAGCAAATGTCGATGAAGCCTTTCCAGCCTTCCAGGTCGGCCTTATTCGAAATCAGGGTGACCGCGTCGCCGCACCAGCGAAAAAGTTTGGTGTCGTCGCAGATGCCAATGATTTTTTTGGCCTCGTCGTATATATCGTCTACTCGGAAAATAAATGCCTCCCCAGTTAATCGTTTTCGTCGCCGTCGTCATCGTCTTCCGCCATTCGCTCCGCAGCCAGTTTGTCCAGAGCGTCCCCGGCCTCGTCCAGGCGCTTCGAGGGCTCATTGACTTCGGGCTCCGCAGAGATGACGCGCTTGATTTGAATATCGCACTCGTAGCGCTCCCCGGCTTTCGTGGTCGTCTGAACTACCCTGGTGACGGCGTAGTGGACCAACATGTTCCCGTGCGCCGGAATTTTAATTTCCTCGTCGCCGGAATAGTGGATTGTGGGGAAAGTTTCTGTGGGCTCGTCCTTTCCGATGGAGGTCATGGGGGAGGATTCGCCGTAATTTATCGCCAAACTTTTATCAACTTTCAGCATATCAAATAGTCTCCGATTCCCGCCATTATGTCACGTTCGGGTCAGGCAGGTTTATGACCTTTAGAACGTATTCCGGCACGCCTGCCGTCTTGGCTCCGCCCCTAGGGGCTCTGCACCGGCTGGAATAAACGCGCTCTTTGTCCCGCAGCACGGGGATGGCGCACGACTTGTTTCCTTTGTGGCAGCCCATAAATTACGCGATTCGAACGTGCGTGAGAGTAGTGCCCTGCCACATGACGAACGCTCGCCCGGCAACGCTGCACTCACCGTAGAGAGTGATTGTCTCGTTCGGGTTCAAGGTCTCGACAATCGAATTCAACACGATTTGCCGATACTGGTTCGCCGTCGCAGTCTCCCACCCGGAAATAGTTTGCTGGCTGCCCACTACGTCCGCCGCCGTATTATCATTGCGGAGTTTCAAAGAGCAGAAATCCGCGAGCGTCATCAGCGTCGCATCCGCAAGAATCATCGCCGTAACAGTAACCAAATATCTCCCGGCCTCAACTGCCAAGAATTGCGGGATAGAAGTGCCGAAATCGACTGTCGCACCCGGAGGGCCGCCGAGGGTGTAATTGGTTCCCGCCGTGGCAGTGTAGACGCCGTTTTCCGTGGTGAACGAAGTGCCGGGGTCGCCCTTGTCGCCCTTGTCGCCTTTGATGGAGTCGCCCTTCGGACCCTGGACTCCAGGGATGCCGGATTCGATGACCAGCTTGCCCGCCGCAATCGTCGCCGGTGCGGACGAGAGAGCCTGGACGAGCGTCAGGAAAAGCGTGCCCGCGCCGTCTGCGCTGTTGACCACATACCATCCGGACGTGTCGATAAACAGATAGGTGCCGGTCAGGTTCACCGCCGGGTTGTTCGCCGTGAATACTGCAACGGTCGGCGCGGAGAGTGTCGGCTGGACGAAAGAAGAAAGCGTCACCGTGTAGGCGTTGTTGCCGTCCTTGCCCTTGTCGCCCTTGTCGCCCTTGTCGCCCTTGAGTCCAACGATGCCATCCATGAACAGGCGGAGGAAATAACAGGCGAGCCCTTCGTCGATGCCGCGCGGGTTCGCCGGGAGACCTACGTCGAGGCTGCACGGCAGAGACCAAACGACCTTGCCGTCCACTTCGGTTTTGACGACTTCGCCAAAAAACTGCGTGGTGAAATTACTGATTTGGCTCGGGAGTGATTCGCACTTGGCCGAGTTATGTGGGCCGCGCCCACAAGGATTTTCGCAGCCCAGGTTTTCCCGGCTGCAACCGTCGAGGAAATTTTCCTTGCGGTCGCCGTCGTCGCCGCAGTTCGAACATTTGTGAGTGTCGCTCATATTACTTAATCAAGTTGTCAACCACAGCCTTAACGTCGTGGTCTTGCGCAGTCTTTTGCGCCGTCGTAAAAGCGTCTGCGATTTTCGCCTTTAGCGCAGGGTCAGAAACTTCCTTTTCCACCCAGGACAAGAATGATTTGCCGCCCGCAACCACCTGAGTAAATCCCTTGCCTGCTAGGGTGCCCGCGACATTCATCGCGCCCACGCCCACGGCAGCGCCGGGGTTTGCCGCCGATGCAACGGTCAGTGCAGTTTTTGCCAGATGCCAGAAAATGAACAGCACTAACACGACCCCGCCCGCATACAAAAAATAGGGAACAGAAATCAGACCGGTGCCTTCGATTTTCTTTCCGGCGTTCTGGTTGTTGTCTTCTGCGAAGGAGTCCACCTTCTTCTCCAGCTTCGCAATCTGCGCGCGCAGCGAGTTGACCAGCCTGTCGGTCTCCAGGTTCGCAGTCGGCTTTGCGGGCGCGCCTACCGATTCCGCCACGACCGCAGTGAGTTTTTCAGTCTCCACAGCAGGGGCAAGAACATTAGTGCTAGACCCCTCAGCCAAAGCGGCGTGCAGAGTATCAGAGGCTTTCTCGTTGGCCTTCTGAGCGACTTCTCGCTGCAACTCTTTCTGCGTCTCAGTCGCAACAGGGAACTTGTGAACCTTATCCTGAAAGAATTCAACTTTCTTCGGGATGAGACTGCAACCGGCTCCGGCGACGACGAGCGCGCTTAGTAATACGGCGAGTGCGAACTTCTTCATAACGATTTTTTCTAAATATATGGATGACTGTGAGAACACCGGCGACAAGTTGGACTATGGTCAGCATTGTAGAGAGATACGGGGTGACCTGCCCCACAAAGCGATGAATTCCCTCCAGGGTGATGTTGATGCCCGCCAGAGAAATGAGCCTATTTTGAAATCCTGATTGCATGGGAGTTAGGCGAGTAGAACCACGGCTAGGTCGCAAATTTCCGCCAGAGACGCGGTAGTATTCCACCAGCATTGAACCGAGTTAAGCACGCCATTCGACTCGCTGAAGGCGATTGTCTTAGCTCCGTTACTGCCATAGGAGTATCCACCGCCTCCAAAGGCTGGGACGGCTTGCTGAACTTGAGTCAAAAAAGTCGCAGCCGATACGTCAAAAACTGCGTTCCCCATCAGAACATCTAGCGTATAGTTTGGGCTTCCTTTTGTAATCTCAACAAAAATTACTGCTCGGTCCGCCGTGGCCGCTGCATTAACCGGTAAGAATTTTATGTTGGCGTTATCAATGGCGGTTCCGACAGTGTAAGCCGTGCCCACCTTGGTTACCGCATTGTTCACGAAATTTTGCCACTGGCCACTAGAGATAGTATAACTGCCGTTGGAAGACACGCCTACAAAATTTGTAGTTGAGTAGTCGCCGATGATGTTGGTGATTCCGGAGCCTAATCCAAGAACAAAGTTAGTCCCTGCCCCTGGAGAAACGGATGGAGCCCAGTGGACCCGGATACCAATTCGGACCTTGGACCAAGTTGACGGCAGAGTAATAGGCCGCGCCCAAGACGAGTTACTCATTTGAATCGCGGTCTCTGTCACCGCACTGATTGTTCTAACTACGATTGTTGAAGCCATAAAATTAAGCGTATCCTCCGCCGAGTGCTACCCGGAAAGCTTGCGTTGCGTTGAAAAGAGTTTGTCCGTTTGCAGAACTTAGACCGTCATGTATTCCGTAAAAAGAGATTCGGGTGTTGTTAGCATACCAGTGCCCGCCCTCATAATTCTGATTACCTAAGAATCCCTTCAGTCTTGAGACTGGACCTTGTGAATTCGCCGCATTTCCAGTCCCTACAGATGCCCAGGCAACAGTAGAACTCGCCGCGTATAGAACGTGCGACGTTGTGGTGGTCCGGGAGTCCATCATAAAGTATCCAAGTGTCCCGAGAGTAACAGCTATATCAATGCCTGCGGTCTCTAATCCATTGAACGCGGAAGCGGTTCCGTTAAAAGCGCTTCTAGAATTCCCGCCTAATCCTGGCCGGTTTCCGCCAACGTCCGAAACATACCCAATCAAAAAGTTATCTATCGCGGGAACCCCCGGAGAAATATACATACTCCAGGCCATATTTCCCGAAGTGAAGGATGGAATAGTGCTAGGGTCAACGGTGTCATACACCGTTCCGTTGCCAATGATTCCATTCATGTTCACGGTAGCACCGGTGCCGCCGTGGCTGTGACTTCCGTAATAGGTAAACCCATAATCCGCAATGAAAGGAGTCAGAGCGGCGGTAATGCTATCCGGTGCAATCAAGTTGACGTGATAAAGGGTGGACCTAATTCCCGCCACAGAGGCGTCGAATGCTGCGGTCGCTGCAATCGTAGTAGCACTAGGCCAGTGTCCACCATTGGCGACTACCCTAGTAGCCCAAAGCGAAGTTGCAGAGGAGGCAATAGCAGTAGTGCATCCCATCGACACAAACGCTGCCCTTCCGCTCGTGTCTGTGATGCTTATAGTATAGACGGCGTCATCATTTGCAGACTGGTAGTTTGTAAGCGTGAGCGTCGCCGTGGTGACGCCGGATGCGTTCCCGGAGTTGGTCATTGCTACCCCGTTCTTATTCCACTGGTAGGTGTAGCCAGGAAAACCACCCTGCGCCGTAATCGGGATTGTGAGCGTCGCACCTGCGGCAGTAGCCCAGGCGTTTCCTGGAATGTCCGAAGTGACATTGTCCGAGTCATACGCTCCGGCCCATCCGGTGCCACCGTTCAAACTATAAAGATTAGAGCCGTTGGAATAGGACTCCATTGTGTCGAGCGTTTGAATAGCAAGATAGTTGGTGCGGTCAGTGTAACTGGAAAGCTTGCACCATCCCGTGCCGCCCGCCAATCCGTTCAAGGGGGCGGCGTTTGCATAAGACTCGATAGTATCGAGTAGCAACCCGCCCACCCGAATAGCGGGGCAGCGAAAAATGCCGCCACTCCGCCGGTTGATGACTGGATTAGGCATTAGTCCTGCAAGATGCCGAAGGTGATTTGAACGTCGGTGGTCGCTGCGAAGGTCGGCGTTCCTGAAGTAACCACAGCAGCCCACAGAGAAGTGCCGGACGCTTTGAGAGCGATACCCAAGCTGGTCTCGTGCGCTACCGCTTTGCTGTTCACGGTGACGTAGTCAGAAGCCGCCACGGAAACGTGGGCGATGACTTTTAGGTCGTCAGTCGAGAAAACGAACGCAGCCTTGTCGGTGATGGTGGCAGCCGTTGGGTCTGCGTCGAAAATGAAAATGTCCAGAGCGGCCTTTTGATTGGCCCGGTCCAGAACGATGATGGACTCTAAAATACCAGTGCCTACCGAAGTAAGCGCGCCGGTTAGAGTGCGTTTGCCGCCTACTGCGTTGCCCGCAGAATATGCGGAAGCAGTGACAGCAGTGGCGTCTTTGATGACGGTCGTTTTGCCGCCCACGTTGCCGGTTACAGCAGCGTTGAGTTGCGAGCCCGTAGGTTGAACTACGGTGACGTTACCCGTGACGCCTACATTGCCGGATACAGTTGTGCCCGTGCTTCCGCCGGTGCCGCCTGTGCCGTTTAGCGTATCGAGAATTTTGCGGAGGATATTGTATTGGTTGTCCCCCTGTCTGAAGGTTGTGTCTGACATAGTCTAACTTGAAAAAATTGATTGTTGATAAAAGGGGCGGCAGTGTTGGCTGCCGCCCCTCAGTGTTCCCCTACCCCTAAGAGCGGTTACAGAGTCGGAACGCCCGGCCCTACGACCGGCGACTCATTGTCTCCGCAAACCCCAATGTCCACGAAGCTGTCCGCTCCGCTGAAGTTGCTGGAGCTAGGATTGCTACAAGCAACGAGGCCCAGGTCAGCAGTGCAGCGGCTATACAGAATCGGCACGATGTGCTGCGGGCGCAGAGGCCGGTAAGCACGGGTAATCTGGTATTTGTGCCAGCCGAAATCGCCCCACTGATTGCACTGATTGTCAATCTGGTAGTGCCATTCCAACGCGCCCATATGAAGCTGCGGAGCGAACTTGAACGAGCCTTCGCCGACATACTTCTCGGGAACGAGCCGTTCAAAGCTGCCGTCAGCAATGAGGATGCCCACTTCATAGGCTGCATTCAGCCAAGCGGGATTCGGTTTCGCGAACGCCACGCCACGCGCCGGGTTAGCGACGATGGTGACAGGGTCAACGAGGGCCAGGGTGCCGTCAGCATTGAAGCCGGTAGCACGGAGCGGGCGCTGGTCAACGCCGAAGGCGATGCCACGGTAAGCGGGCGACTGCTCGAACGAATAAGCGGTCAGAGTGGTTTCACCCATCTTGTAGCCGCCGGTGGTCAGAGCAACCATCACGTTCTGGACGCCAACTTCCGAGCGGAAATATTCCACTTGGTCGGAGCCGCCGATGAAACGGAAATGCGGCATGCCCTGGTCTTGGGAATACCATTCCGCGAAAAGAACTTCCCGCATATAGCGAGCGATGAAGTGCAGAGCCTTGAAGGTCATGGGACCGGTAGGCAACAGAGGCGCGAATTTGACGCCCAGGTCGGTTTCGAGCCCGCCGGTGAACAGCGAGTTGAAATCGTAATTGGCGTTAGCCGTGAACTTGCTGGCGGACCGCAAATACAACTGCGCGCGAATGTCGGCGTTGATGTATTGGACCACGAGCTTTTTCAAGCTGTCTTCGGCCATGACGTAGCTGCCCTTGAAGGCGGCGTAGCCTTTCTTGACGCAGATATTCGGACCACGGCCACGGAACGATTCCAGGCGGAGGGTGAATTCCACGGTGTCAGTAAGGTCCTGGTGACCGGTCTGACCGCAAATGTCCGTATCACAGACAAATGTGGGAATGGCCAGCGAGTCGCCAGGGGCGGCTTGCATCTGGACCACGGACCTTATAGCATCACTAGTCCCGGACGGAAATACTCCGCCCTGAATCACGTTCATGTAAGGAGCGTTTGCAGCCAGTGCCTTGGCTATGGTTCCAACGATTCTATTCGTGTCCTTCGAGGCAATGTCGGATAATGCCGAAGGGTCATCACAGAAAAATGCGATATGTTTGCCCTAACTATTTGGACCGATTCATCCCCGTCCATCAGGCGTCTCAAAAATTACTGCGAGACTCCAGTTTCGATTCTTGGCCAGCGAACCGATTAGTTAGGCCGTTCCTGTGCGCCGTCGAGGACTGTTAAGGCGTCATGGAGTAGTCTCGGGAACGGAAGAAATTGTCAAGCTCGAAAATTGCGGAGATACCATGCGGCTGTCTCGCACCGGTCGGCAGAATCTTTCAGAAGTCCAATCGCGCGATTGCAGTTGCAACACAAAAGTCCTCGGACAACCGGAGGATTTGTGTCGTGAATGTGGTCAACCGAAAGCCGGTCTCCGGAGGGACACGGCTCGCCGCATATCGCGCAACCCCCACCTTGCTTAACCAACAGGGCGTCATATTGCGCGGGGGTGAGATTATACCGGGTCTTTAAAAACGATTTTCTAAAAATCATCCGATGTTTTGAGGGGTCTGCTGTGTGCCGGGCGCGCTGCTCCGCAGCCAATCGAACAGCATGCATCGAATGATACCGGTCACAATAGACCTTTTGGCACGCCCGGCATTGCCCCTTGAGCCCATCTCGGTTTCCGGTATCCCGATTGAACTGGTCCAGCGGTTTCTCTACGCCGCACTTTTTACACGTCTTCACGCTACAGCATCGCACATGTTGTGCCGCAGTGCAGCGCTTTAAAGCCCGTGCGCCTGCTTGTATGCGAGCCGGGCGCGCGCGATAGCCATCAGGGGCGGCAGCGTCTTCACCGAGTGAACAAAAATTTTTCCTTCCTCGCGCACGAGCCTCTCCATTATCTCTAAACCGGCGGGCAGTTCGGGGCACGTCGCGCAGGACGCGCCGTCCGGAAAGCCTTTGTATGCGAGCCCGGCCTTCACCGTCCAGGCCATGATTGCCCAGTCGAGGAACGGCGTGCGCGGGTCCGCCTTCACAGAGTCCGCCACGGCGACAATTTTTTCAATCGCAGTCCGATGCATGAAATAGGGCGGCTGAAAAGCGAGTTGTGGCCAAGGATACCCAGGAGCCACTTTCAATCGCTCCGCCATCGGATGCACGCCGGAGTCGTCCACCATATTTGACCAAACTATGTTTGGGTCCTGGTAAACGTAGTCCGGGATTTTCGGCGACAGGCACACCGAGTCCGAGTCGTTCATAAGAAACCACTGCTGCGGATAATGCCGAAGAATAAGCTCCATCTGAAGCTTCTGCCGGTCGAGCGAGTCTTGGCCGATGTATGCGCGCTTTCCTGCGGAACGAAAACTAACTTCCCGGCGCGTCGAGACCTGGAGCGCCCCTATGGGAGAGTCCACCGGCGACAGCACGGCAACCGGGCATCGGTGGTGCAGCATATACGGCAGCAGCATTTTAATTTGTGGCGCGTCTCCGCCGTAGCCGTGCGCTGTTACGAGAGTGTTTTCGTTCATAATATAGGAATGTCCATGTAAAGTTTTCCGAGTTCAATCAGGTCGTTGGACTTGTCTCCGTGAACCCAAATTAATTTTTCTTCCCGCATTTTTTGGTATTGCTCAACTGAAAAATGCGGCGAGGCGTAGTAGCTTCGCATTCCCGGAATGTCGGCCCACCCGCGTTTCTTGAATTCCCCGGCGAAGAGATAGTCCCATCCGCCCCAAACCGGGATTTCCCCAATGCGCCGAGTGACGAAGTCTAAAAATTTTTTGTCGCAAGACAACATGCAGTTGCCGTTGATATGCAAATTGATGCCGGGGCCCGAAACCATAGGCCCGGCCTGCACCACAGGCCCCTTTGCATTGGCCTCGTCCCATGCTTGCGAGAGCCGCGCAACCCAATCTCGAAAAATAGGTCCGCCGTCCGCCTCAAAAGTGAAAATCGCTTTATATTGGGGGACCCGCCGAGATTCAATCATCGAAGCAACCCACTCCATCGTCGAACGCCAAAGGTCGTTGCACCCGTTGGGCCATCCGGTGCCCTTTCGGCGGCTCCGGTAGGCGTAAAGGTTGAATTTTCGAGACAGGGTGTCTAACACCTTACGGTCTTCGTCAGATACCACCGTATCGAAGCGCTGAACGAGCAAAAAATCAGCGATTTCCGAGTGCTTCGGCTCCAGGCTGGCCAAAAAGTGCGCAAGCTTGATTGCGGCGTCCTTGTCGCCCTGCCAGAACTGAAGCGCTAGGAGGATTTTGCTCATTAATAGATGAAATTTCCAACGTGTCCGCACCGGAGACCTAAATC